AAAGACAACAACTGCCATCAGCTAATCTATAAATGCACATTAAATATTGTGCAGTCCTTTTATCAGACAATTAAGTTTAGATAAAGTCTATTTATTAAAAGTCTTTTGTATGTCCGAATACCAATCTTTATAAAACTTTTGAACATCTTTTAAGTATGCTTCGTAGTTTTGTTTTAGTTCTTCGTATGTCGGTAGTTTAAAATTAAACATTTTTTTCTCCGTTAGTTAGAGAAGTAATATATATTGCGTTGCAACATATTTCAAGACTACTTAATGTTTAAATGTTCTTTAACCGACTCTATAATGTATTTGGCAATCTCCCATTTCCATTCTGCGTATAAGCCAAGCACTAATCCAATAATGAAATATATCATGTATTTGTTATGTCAAAGATTTTAGAAAAAGTCAAAACACTTGTTCTTAAAGACAGATGGTGCTGGGAATTTGTCGTTCAGTAGTGATTTGCCCACGACTTCTTTTACTGGGGCTACTGTTGAAACAAGTATTGCAGATTCAGATTTGGTTTTAATTTATGATGATAGTGCAACTGCTGTAAGAAAAATGACTAAAGCTAATTTAGTTGCAGGTATTGGTGCTAGTGCTGGGCAAGTAATTCAAGTTGTTTCTACTAATATGCCTGATACATTTTTTACTTCTGCGAATTCTCAAACAGGAACTTTTGCAGATGTAACTGGTACACCAAATCTTTCCGTTACAATAACTCCTTCATCTGCAAGTAATAAAATATTAATTTTATGCAATATTAATGCAAGTGCAGGTGCAAACGCATATACATTTTGGAAATTGTTAAGAGGATCTACAAGTATAGGAGAAGGAAATTCAGATGGTGCAAGTAGAATTGAATGTATTAGATCACAAGGTATGGATTTTGCAAATTTTAGTGATGGTAAAATGAATCAAATTGGATTTAATTATTTAGATTCACCAGCAACAACATCTGCAACTACATATAAAATTCAATGTTCATCTTATGGAAATACAATTTATGTTAATTATAATGGTTCTAATCAAAATGATACTTTTAGTGCAAGAACAAGCTCAACTATTACAGCTTTAGAAATCAAAGGATAATATGACTACTATAATAAAAGCAATTTTAGCAATAAACCCAAAAGCAGAAATTAGTGGAAGTTCTGAAGATATAAATAAAATTACTTGGCACAATGGAACAACTCCTATTGCTAAACAAACTATTCTTAATAAACAAATAGAACTTCAAGCAGAATACGAAGCCAAACAATATCAGCGAGACCGACAAAAACAATATCCTTCCATAGCTGACCAACTTGATATGCTATACTGGGATAAAGTTAATGGTACTGAGAATTGGCTTAATTCAATAGAATCTGTAAAGAATAGATTTCCAAAAGCATAAGTTCCTTCAAACAAATGGAAGTGGGGTTTTGTCTTTCGTTAGTGGTGCGTCGCAAGAAGTTGGAACTTGGACACCTACATGGAGTTTAGAAGGTGGAACAATAACTTCTATTGATACAACAGCTTACTCTTATGTAAAAGTTGGAAGAATAGTTGTTGCACAAGTTCAAGCACATTTAAATACATCAAGTGGAAGTGGTCAAGTTTTTTTTACACTACCATTTACACCTTCTGGTAATGGTTCTTTTCTAGGTTATGAATATGGTCAAGTTGGTACTGATTATGGTGGACAATATTCAGATGGTGGAGCAAATGGAGCATTGTATAGACTTGCTGGATTTATTCAAAATCCATATTTTAGAATAACAGTAATTTATAGGAGTGCTTCTTAATGGCTATTGATTTAATTGAAATAGTTACCGAATATAAATTAATTCAAGTAAGAGAGTTAATTAACGGAACTTATCATAGATATGTTTTACAACCAGATATGGATATTTCTAATCAACCACAACAAATAAAAGATATTTGTAATACTGAATGGAATGATGAGATTAAAAGTAAGTGGATTGCTAAGAAATTAAAAGACTTAGAAGATTTTAATAACTTACCAATTAATAATAAATAGTTAAGTCTATTCTTTAGGATATTTGGCTTTAATACTTGCTATTCTAGTTTTCCAAGAATCTAATCCATCATGATAAATCTCATCTAATTGAGATACAATAGTTCCATATTCTTCACGTCTATTAACATAAACATCTTCTAATGCTTGTAGTTCAGATTGCTTAGTTAGTATTTGTTGATTAGTAATATTAGTTGGATTGTTGTCATGCCATTCAATAGTATTAATATCTTCTCCTGATACAGATACTTGTGCATCTTTTTTAATTGAAGTTATTGCTTTACAAATATCTATTTTCATAATTATCCTTTAATTTCAAATGCTGTTATTGATGCTTTAATACCATTTCTGTTTAAATAATTTGTATTTGCATTAGTTCCTCTATAATAAACCTGATAAGTAGTAGATGAGGTTGTGCTTGGAGAATCTAAAATAGTCATACACATTGGACTGTAAGCATTTTCTGTTAATTCAGTATGAACTACAATTCCTTTATTACTTGCTGAACCTAAATCAGTCGCACCTCTATAAATTGTAAGAATTGAATCTCCAGCATTTGGTGGTTGTACTGAAGAATGAACAATAATAAATATTTTATTAGAAGCTGATGATGGTGTTATTGAAACTGATAAAGTGTTTGAAGCTGTTACAAATGATGTTGATGTTGAAGTTCTTTCAGTAGAATCTGTGGCAGTAATAACCTGAATAACTTGTCCAGCACTCGCCGAAACACCTGCAAAGCTTAAAACCCCACTTCCATTTGTTTGAAGCACTTGACCTGAAGTTCCGTCTGCACTTGGTAGAGTTAAAGTTAAATTTGATGCGATTGTATCTGGTGCTTTTATTGCAACGTAGTTTGAACCATTGTCAGTATCTTCAGGCAATCTAATTTCAGAACCAGCAGTAGCATTTCCAATTACAGCAAGAGGAGTAGAAAAACTCAAAGAATCAAAACTTAAATTCCCAGCACCATCTGTCTTTAAGAACTGACCAGCAGTACCATCAGCAGAAGGAAGAATCCAAATTTTATCAGCACTCAAACTAGCAGGTGCTTTAAAGCCAACATAATTAGTTCCGTTAGCAGTTGTTTCAGAAAAACGAATTTCTTTTTGATTTTGTAAAATTAAATTAACAGAAGAAGTAAGAGAAGAATCTGAAAGTGTTAAAACAGTTCCAGTAGCAGTAGTGGTTAGTCCAGTTACAGATACAGTTGAGTCTAACCAATTTACAGTATTAGCAGAATGGTCAAGTGTTGCTAAAGAGATGTCATCAGCACCATCATAATACTTTAAAGTTGGAGTTGTTGCTGATGTCGTATCTAGCCAAATTGTACCAGCAACAGCACCACTTGGTCTAGATGTTCCTGAATGAGATGTGTTAATAGCTTGTAATGCAGAATTAAGATCTGTTCTAAAAGAAGGGAATGATTGATTCGCTATTACTAAATCGTTTTGTGCCATAATCTATCTAATATCTTATTTAAAATCCTTTTGCAATATAATCAAAAGTTCTACTTACTCCAGTTCCACCACTATTCTTAAAGGCAATATCAAAACCATTTATAGTTTTGTTATTTAAGGTATAAAAATCACCAGTAGCCATTCCTTGATTAGTAATTCCAACAGCATAATTAACAGAATAGAATGGTCTTGTAAACACTACTGTATAAGTCCCAGTTCCACTTGTTAAATCATTTCCATTTTGAATAGTATCTTCAACATCTATTGTTACACTTAAAGCAGATACAACTGGAGTAGAAGCTAAGTCATCTGATCTCATCATTAATCTAAATTTAAAATATCTAGCTGTGTAATCGCCAACTACAAAGTTTCTAAATTCAGTATAAGTTATATTGTCAGCAGAAGTAGCAATTTCTAAATGAGCATTACAGTTAGCAGGAGAATCTCCGTCAAAGTTAGAAGCACCATCATCAAAGTTACCAGAAGCACTATCAAAAAGATTATCTATATTATCAACACTTTGTGTAAGAGAAGCAGTTACACGAACTGTGTAACTTCCACCTATGTCAATAGGAGAAGCAAACAAGTAAGAACCAGTAGGAGATAAATCATAAGTAGTTACACCAGCATCAAAGAAGGCAGTAGCAGAATCAAAGTTTCCAACAGCAGAATCAAAAGACTCAGTTGAATCTAATCTTAAAGCACCACTATCAACATAGACATTAGTTTTAGTTCCTGAGAACGTAGGAGATTCAGTTTGTGTTACAACAGCATTAAAGTTTCCAATCTCTAAAATGTTTGTAGATATAATAGCTTCATTAGGAGAAGCATTACCATTCTTGTCAAAAGCTTTGATTAGGTAACTGCCAATTCTAGCAGGTAGAGTTACACTTGTGGCAGGTCTAGCAACTTTTTCAATTAAAGAAACTGAGTTCTGCCATTCAGCACCAGTAGTTAGTGTACTAAATCTAATTGAATAATAAGCTAAATCTAAATCTGGTATTTGTGTCCAAGACAAGTGAGCATCACGACCAATAATATTACAAGAAAAATCTTCAACATCAGCAGGTGGTAGTAATCCACCGACAATAGTTCTTGATGCAGAAGTATATGTAGAAGAAACTCCTAATGTGTTAAATGCTTTTACTCTTACATTATAAAGAGAACCATCTATTACGTTTAATATTCTTTGAGTTAGTCCTTTTCCTTGTCCATGAATAATGTAATCGGTATCTGTGCTTAGTTTATATTCAACTTGGTAGTAATCTACGAAATTATCTAATGATGCACCGATTGTTACATCAAGAGCAGTAATAACAACTCCGTCTGAATATTCTATTAATTGGTCGTCAAGAGTTACTGAAACTGGTGCAGTAACAGAAAAGGGATTAGGTAATACAGTATCAGCTATTATTGGTGCTTCTAACTTATTCTCATAGTCATAAAACGAATCTTGGTGTTCTTCTAATCCTAAATTAACTGTGCTGTCTGCGTTAATAGATAATGACATTACTCTAAATGGTTTTGCACTAAAACCTGCTGTGTCATAAGTCGCTGTAACTATATCACCAATAGATAAGTTAAGTGCTTCAGCAGTTGCAGTAACTTCAGCTTTTATATTGTTTCTTGATCTCTTTAAGATGTTCTCGCAAATTTCTTCAGCTTGATAAGGAGAAGTTACTTGTATCATATCAAAGCTTCTCTCTAATAAAGTTTCATTATCTTCAGTAAGCATAGTTGCGTGTCTATCTGCTAATGCTAAATGTGAATCATTAAATGGTGGGTATGAAACTGTATCTGATTGATAATCTTTTTCTGGGTTAGTATATGTTCCTATAACCCTATTATATTTTTCTGATTTACTTTCGCCTTGTATTTTAACTTCACTTACTACATTATCTTTAGTTAATAATAATTGTGATGCACCTGAACCCTCAATAATAATTTTGTATTTACCTTGTGTATAATTAAAGATTGCTCTCATAGGAATTAACAGTTCTCTTACATTTTCTATTAATTTCTTTTCAGTATCTAATACTGCGTTTGTTTCAAATAAGTTAATTGTACTTGCACCTGAGTATGGAGTTACTTGTGTATCGCAAGTGTTGGCACTAGTTTTAAATGTTTCGTAATTACTTTCAAAGGCATCATTAGGTAAACCTTTTCCGTATCTAGTATTTCTTAAATAATCTAAAAGAACTAATGATGAGTTTGCAGAATAAGCCCAAGTAGAAGCTGTATCTTGTCTATGTGAACCAGACCCACCTTTAGTTGTGTCTAATCTTGGGTCATATATTTTTTTACCTCTAACTGTTACTCTAACTTCAGGTAATCCGTTGTAAGCATCTTGATTCCATTTAAATCTTAAAGCAACATAAGCAAGACCAGATAGTTTATGATTTGATGTCCAGTTAGTAGTTTCATCAAGTAAAGAAGAAGCTGATTGATTATCTAATCCAAAAAATCCTTGAATAGATATTAAAGATTCTCCACCTTTATAATAGTTAGTATCTGAACTGCTTACTGCTCTTAATGTTCCATCAGTTAATGCACCATCAAAAGTTACTAATTTATCATCTACATAAACTTCATCTATTGCAGTTATTCCTGAACCACCACCCTCGCACAATACTCCTGCTACATAAAGATATTGATTATCAGCACCAGAACTTTCAACAAATACTCTAGTTAATCCTACTTGTCTTTTTCCGTAGACAACTGGAATAGGATTGTTATTAGAATCTTTACTTACTGTTGTTCCTTTAATCTCATCTGATGCGTTAAATCTTGGTGCTTTGGGTTTAGGTGCAATTATATAACTTATAGCTGTTACTATAACGAATTGAATAATCGCAGAAGTTATTGGGTCAAAGCCAGAAATGTTAAGTTCAATATTAGTTCCATTAACAAGATTATTAAAAATCCTATTTGCTATTTCAGATATTGAATCAAAATAATTTATCATAAGTGTATATGAAACTCTCTTTTATATTTTTCTGATCTTCTATAAATATTATGATCTTTAATTCGTAACCATTTAATAGATTGGTTTACATCTAGTTTTCCTCTAAAATATTCTTTAGTCCACTTCATAATTTCTCTTAAATGGCTTTTAGCAACTGTTTCAATATGCCAAATATTGTTACCACAATTCCACTCGTTTGGTTTTAATTTGCCAGTAAGTTTAAATCTTTGTTCAACTGTGTCGCTTAAATATGCCCAATTAGTAAATCCAATATCTTCATTACCTACTTTGTGAATTTGGTATTGATCTAAATTTAAAGATGGAGTTATTATCTTAACTAAATCTGCATAAGTGTATTTGTCAAATTTAGGAAACTGTCTGTATAAATGAACTACTCTATATAAATCATTCATTAAGCAGAACCCCACTTAATCTTCTGTGCAGTCTTACTTGCAAACTCCATACCTTTGTCATTAGGAAAATAAAGCTTTTGAGAGTTCTCAGCAGTTCTTCTTCCTGAAGTCTTTTCAAAATCTGCCCAATGCGAAGATATAATAATATTAACAGATGAAGTAGTTGCGTTTTCCTCTAGTGTAAAACTAGATATTCTTCCATCAAATAAAAGAAATGGGTCAGCTATTAATGCCTGACTATCATTTAAGAAACCTCTATAAACTTTTGCAGGTTTGTTCATGTAGTTATTATTAAGCAACAAAGCAATAATTGTTGTATCTGCACCTGAGAATTTAAGACTTAATGTGTTTACTGATACATCTACTGTTTCTTGAACTTCTGAACTTCCTAAAAATAAAGATGAAGCAGTATAAGTGTTACCATCATAACTTAAATCTTTATAATGATCTGTGTAATATGTTCCAGTACTAATACCTAAGTAAACAAGTTCAACTGGATTAAGTTTATTAGTTGCTATCTCGGCTATGACACCAGCACTTAATGATCTTGTCATTACAGTACCTCTATAAGATCAACTTCGTATTGGAAATAATTTTCTGTGCTAATATTAAATTCTTGAATATCTCCAGTAAGTC